GTAGGCTTCGGCTGCACCATACGAATAGTGAAACGAAAGGCTCGGGTGGTGCGTCTTAAAACCCTGTGACTCGGGGCCTTCGCATTCTACGATGTGGGTGGGGTTGGTCATAATCTTGTCTCCTCTTTGGGGGTGGTGAAATCCGGCACAGTGGGGCGGTAGGGCGGCTGGTTAGACCGCCCGTCTCTTTACCTCCAGCCCAGCAGAGATGCAACCCCGCCACGCAGGTATTCCTGACCACCGCCTTCGCCAATGAAGATGGCCTTGGGCTTCTCCATCGTGAGGGCACGGTCGTCATGCCAGGCCTCATAATCAGGGTCGTCTTCAGCTGGCTCGGGGCCAAACTCTTCTTCCCATTCGACCACCGGGTCATGGCAGACAATGGAACCAACCTGGTATTCAAACGGCCAGGAAGGCTGATGGGCGATCAGAATGTCGGGATTAACCTCCAAGTCGTCCAGCCAGTCCACATCAACGACCAGCGACGGGTTGATTTCTTGTGCTTGGTCGGCGAGGGCTGAGATGAGTTCGGAAAGGGTCATTGGAACATCCTCCTTTATAGGGCTATGGCCTTGTATATTAGGTAGAGTTTCAGGGCAAGCAAGCCAAAGCCAGCGGCCAGGGCAACGTAGTCCCATAGCCAGTGCGACTTGCCATAAATCTTGTTGGCCAGCGGGGCAGTATTCCACTTACCCCAAGCCTCCTGCGCTCGCAGACGGGCCTTCATTTCTTCACGGGTCTCGTCCATTGGGTTGTCCTTTATAGGGCTACGCCCTGTAAACTTGGAGTGCAGGCTAGAGGGTTGTCCCTCAAGGCTACACTCCGGGGTGCAGAAACACCCCGGAGGGCCCTGGCATCATGCCAGGGGGTCTTCAGCCATCTCCTTCGCAGGCTCTTCGACCTGCGTGGTCTCGACCTCGGCCTCACAGGACTCCAGTCCTGTGTGCTTCACGGCCTTCTTGCGAGGGCGCACAGGCATCTTCACATTCGGGTCAGAGTTCAACTTGGTGTTATACCAGCGCAGGCACTTGACCGTCGTGTTAGCCTCGGGGAACTCGGCCAGGACCTTGTCCAGGACGTAGTCGTAGGGGTGACCAATCGGCTTGCCATCCTCATTGGATGCAACCTCGGTCAGAAGGGCCTCGGCGACTTCCCGGATGGTCTTGTTACCCCTGGCCGCCTTCATGGCCGCGGCCACTTTCTCAACCAGCAGGTCTTTGCGACCGTTCCACTTGGTGATGGGCTCGACACCCTGGATGGCATCGTGCTGGGCGACGAGTTCTTTGATGGTCATGGTTTCGATGGTAGACATGGTAGTTCTCCTTGGGTTGTGACACTGGGGTGTGTCGTGGTTGGTAGTTATAGAATGTCGTGTCTCTCAAGACTTGTAAAGTAGAAAACCGCGAGTCATTCATTGTTTGCTGCAGGCACCCGCGGTATTCTGTTTCAGCCCTTCAGTTTAGCCCGGGCACTGTTCGCCGCCCGCACATCAAAAGGCGCATCCTCATCGTCTGTGAACGACCCGTCGTGGAACTCAACCAGCAACAGGAGGGTGTTCCGTTCCTGCTGGGTCAAGGCGACGATGCCTGACAGGTAATCCAGCTCGTTGAGCAGGTCGCCCAGACGCCGGCGCCAGTGGCGCAGGTTTTCCAGGTTGGACGCAGGGTCTTTGGTGTAGAGGCGGATAGCATCACCAATAATGTCAGCCTCTACGAGGGTTGAGGTAAAAAGCTTAGGCATGGTTTTCTCCTTCACAGGACCTGTCCTGTGCACAATAGGGCAAAAGCGCCCAGGAAGACTGTTGGTCGATGCAACCTAAAGGGATGCAACTCCAACAGTCCAGCCAAGGGACTTCAGTGAACCAGGGCAAGAACCTCAGTCCAGTCGTCGGTCGGGCCTCGCATTATTTGTCGCGACCAACCGCTTCAAGAGCCGAGAGGTGATCCAGCTCGTCGATCAGGTCCGCTTCAAGAGCCGAGAGGTAATCCAGCTCGTTGAGCAGCTCGCCCAGACGCCGGTGCCAATGGCGCAGGCTTTCCAGGTTGGACACAGGGTCTTTGGTGTAGAGGCGGACAGAATCACCAATGGTGTCAGCCTCTACAAGGGTTGAGGTAAAAAGCTTAGGCATGGTTTTCTCCTTCACAGGACCTGTCCTGTGCACAATAGGGCAAAAGCGCCCAGGAAGACTGTTGGTCGATGCAACCCTAAAGGATGCAACCCCAACAGTCCAGCCAAGGGACTTTAGTGAACCAGGGCAAGAACCTCAGTCCAGTCGTCGGTCTCCAAAAGGGTGGCACTGCCAACAAGCAGGCACCCGTCAAAGTCCAGCCGGCAGACGATGAACCTGCACCCTTCGAAGTCTTCACGTTCGCGAGGGTCAGGATAGTCTATCCAAACCAGGAAGTCATTTTGCCAGAAAGACGGGCAGACGTCATTTCGCCAGCTCGTGTCCTCCCAGCCCTCAAGATCGGGCAGGGAGGTAATTGGGTAATCCGGAAATTCGGATGCGACGGTCTGTGGAAATAGGGTGAGCATCAGGGGTTAACCTCCATTTGGCAGATGTCAATGTCGTAGGTGTTGCCCAGGCCAGAGTCATCATTGGCCGTCAGGACGTCAATGACCGAGTGGGCTTTGTCCTGGGCTCCGTCGTAGGACGCCCACACAGAGTGATGCTTGGTCCGGCAGAAATCTGCCCGGTCCGTGATGGTAAGAATGTAAACATAGGTCATAGGTTAGTCCTCATCAAGAATACGGTAAGCTTCGTCGCGATCACCCACAAAGAAGGCGTCGTGAGCCCGTTCATGCCGGGAAAGAGCCCGGCGCTCATTTTTGTCTTCTTGGGCGCGAGCCCGACCCTGGACAGTTCCAGGCTTGGACACTTCTTTACTCCACTGGCTCGCAGAAAGCCCAAGGGCGCTCTCACCAGTAGGGCACTTTTTGACTTTCCCGCCTGAGGCAAGGAACTGGGCTACAAGATCATTATCGGACATTGGTTAGTACTCCAGTTATATCTTGGTTAGAGTGAAGTCTTCAGTAGGCTTGCCATTGAGATAACAGACTAGGTTGCCTGTATCGTCCAGGAAGACTGAGACTTTGCCTTGCTTGACTCGGCCTACTCCGCAAGAGAGATGTTTGATGCCAGTTGGCTCAGGCTTGAGGAAGCAGGTACTTGTGTCAGGCAGGCGTCCAATGAGGACGCGACATTTTCCAAGAGGATTGGTCATGAGGATACTTTCTCCAGGTTAAGGACAGTTAGGCAGGTTACAGATAGGCGTCCTGGCCAGGACGCCTACTGTGTAACTTGCCTGTGTTACTCAGAAGTCAAAGGCTAACTGTACTTCGCGAGTATTTGTAGGAACTCTTTTTTCGAGCAGGCCTGCCTTTCTCATGTCTCTCGCGATACTCGCGACGGACTTGTCCGTAGTCCTGGCATCAGGAAAGTGTTCACGAGCCTTGTTCGCGATGGCCTTGTAGGACAGTTCGCCTTCGATGAGGCAGGCCTTCACAACGTGAGTGCAGTTCTTGAACGTGGACATGATAGTTCTCCAGTGTTTGCTCATCTGAGCAGTTTCAAAGTTTCGGCCTGTCGGCCTGTCGGCCTGTCGGCCTGTCGGCCTGTCGTTCGGCCTGTCGTTCGCAGTTCGTATTATTAGAATAGATCCAAAGTACTAACAAAGTACTAACGCTTTCTGAAGCATTGATGAACTCTTTGAAGCATTGATGAACTCTTCGCACTGCATTCAGTGGGGGTAGAGCCCAGGACACACTACATGCCGTGCGTCCTGGCCTGTTTTGGCACAACGGTGAATGATTTGAAAGTGAAAGTTTACGAGGACGGGTGCCTGTTTTGGCACAACGGTGAATGATTTGAAAGTGAAAGTTTACGAGGACGGGTGCCTGTTTTGGCACAACGTTGAATGGTTTCAATAGCTGGTAACTAGAGTAGAGATAGCCTTTCCATGCAGGGCCCCTTGGAACCTGAGCACGCGAGCAGCCTCAATGACCTCATAAAATATGGAAAAATAGGTTTGGAGTCAAAGTTCCTCCCAGTCTAGCATCTTAAAAGCCAACGCTGGCATACGATGGTGCTGTAAGGTGGCTATAAGGATCAGAGCCACCGCATGAACTACACGAGCCCTAGAACCGAGGAACTAAAATGGCGATGCACCGACCCTCCAAAAATATGGCAAAGCCCAACCATAACCAGAAGCGCTCAAAAGAGATGCTGGAGCAATGCGTTGCCGAGATGGCAGATTGCGCCAATGTTTCTGAGACCGCCCGTCGGTGTGGGATCACGCCATGGTTGATGTATTACTGGAAGCGTCGCAGCGAGGATGGCTATCCAGGATACTCCATCGACATGGGCGGGATGGATGATGATGGAAATCTGTTGGTCGCAGAGTTCCATGAGGCTTGGGACGCAGCGCTGGAGATTGGCAATGACTACTTGGAACAGGAAGCGCAGCGGCGAGCTGTTGCTGGTTACGAAGAGCCAGTCGTGCATAAGGGAATTCAAGCATTCGTCCGCGACGCGACCACTGGTGAACTCGAACTGGATGAAAACGGCAGGCCAATTCCACTTACCATTCGGAGGTATAGCGATCGGCTGCTAGAGGTACTGCTGAAGGCGCGCAGGCCAGAGACGTTCCGCGAGAACATGAAGCTTGAGGCGCACGTGACTGGTGGGGTGCTTGCTATTCCCCAGAGCGACCAAGCAAACCTCAGCGCGGAAGACTGGGCTGCACGGTTCCGGGACAATCAGGATGGCAAGACGATCGAAGGCACGCCAGTCTATGCCTCGGAATTGCCACCAGATGGCGTTGATCCTGAAACTGGCTTGGAACGCCGCACTGGCGGGACGAGCGTGCGAGCAGCCATGGAACGGAAGATGGCTCAGCAGGCAATGGACCAGGACCCTGAGCTGGAAGAGAAGCAGGCTGCCTTCATGAAGTGGTATATGGAGCAAAACCG